CTGCTAAACATTTGTATTCTAAAGTATGAAACGTCACGCAACTGAGTCGGTGAGTTTGTTACCTCGAACTGTAAGTCAGGAAATAAAACGTCAACCTTTAGCTTGCGACCACCTTCATACACAGTAATCTTCTCATTGTAATCACTTGTAATATCAGATGTCTTGATGGCTGACATAAGATTGTCTACGATTTGGTCGTAGTTAATAGGCGTGTAGCTATTGCTATGCCTACCTAGTATTTGATTAGTATCTGGATGGGTGAGTACCTTCATGTCTGGTATCTCAGTACCATCAGCAAGGTATGCTTTCTGCTCTTTGACTTGAAAGCTATGGTCTATTGTCGTCATGTCTAACATCTTCGATGTCCTCCTTTTTTGTAAATAAAACAGGAATACCACACAGCATTAATGCACAGCCGATTATGAAATGTTTTGGTAGTTTCATTGTGTTCTCCTGTTAGTTAGTATGTAGAAATCTAGTTAGATAGTCAACTTGATTCTTACATAATTCAATTAAATCAGTAACTTAGAGTGCTAGTTGTGCGCGGCCCTTGCTTTAACAAAGACAGGGTGGTTGCGCTTTTGACCCCCGAGGTTACGATATGCCGTGACTTATCAGTAGTATCCCAATAGTAATCACGCAGATAAGGGCAATGCCCAGTATGTCTTGTACCATTAGTCAGTCTCCTTCCAAACACGCACTATAACTTCATTCTTGTTGTTCTTTAAGAATTGAAAGTTCACTTCATTCAAGTCACTGTTTTCATCAGTCAGTAGTCCAACACAACAATCATGTAGGTATTTTCTATCAATCCCATCATCATAATCTTCCATATTCATGTAGTCTCCTTGTTGATAAATGATAGGTAGACTCGGAAGCCTACCTATCTAGGTTATGTTACTTAGAAATCTTACCAGCTAGTTGAGGTCTAGCATCTGAAGTTCCATCTGCATTAGGCGTAGTGTATTTATCACGCAATGCCTGTATCTCATCTACTGATAGATGAGTAGTAGTAGCCTTGGAACCTCTCTTAGTAGGTGACCAAGTATCACCAGTAAGTTGTTCATGAACAGATTGGTCTGCGTCATGTTCTTGCTGAACTATCTGAATGATAGTATCAGTCATCTCTGCATATGCAACTTGGTTTGCATCAATCTGTTCTACAATCTTACTCTTTAAATAAGTTAATCTATTGTAGCTTGCGTAGCAGGAAGATTCTGCTCGTTTTTGATAAAGGTATTCGTCCTGTTGCTCAGACCCAGTTGATGACCATGTTGCTATTGCCAGTTTATTTGCTATTAACTTTTTCATTATATGTTCCTTATTTTAAATCGCCTGACCATACAGGCATGCTTCATCTAACAGGAATAGCCAAACTGGCTACGCCAGCCACACAAAGAAACGCCTGCCACATCTATCGCACAAGAAAAATCGACGAGGGCAGCCCGTAGGGATACGTCTATTATTCTTGTGTGACCAGTTTGACTAATCCACTTAGATATGCCTGTATGGTCGGGGGATTTACAATAAGCCTTACGAACATATGGTGACAAAGTTGGTAGCCAATAAACTTTTCCGGCAATAACAATATGGTTAGCGACGCAGTGGCTGTGCATCAGGACACCTTTATCGGAAACGAGTAGAATCTCTTTTGTGTAGTGTAGTTTACAATAGATTAGAGGTCCGAGCGGGAGCGAAAGGCGTCCGTGCCGTACAGGTGACACACGACTGTGTGTCATGCGGCCTGTACTTCACAGGCAAAATCAGGGTTGTCCAACCTGATTTTAGCAGTTTCCTGTGGCCGACTACAGCTAGACCAAGCGAGGACACCTATGATTGGCCTGCCCTTAGCAGGCACCGTAATCTATGGAATATGGGTAGTATTACGACTATTTAACACTGTTTGCTATATTGTGAGTTGACAAGTGCATTTAACTAAAACTATCTGTGAAGGGGGAGAGGTAAGGAGAGGGGGTTGTTCTGAGATGATACCTGTAAGTAATAGAAAACTAACACGAAGACAGATAGCTTTAGTTGATGCATATGTAGCAAATGGAGGGAATGTCACACAAGCCGCAAAAGAAGCTGGATATGCAGAGGGAGATTCGGGCAGAGTCAGCGCACAAAGGGCTTTGAAGACTGCACACGTCAAACAACACATGATGCAAGTAGTAGCAGATGAGTTTAGTAAACATGCTCCGATGGCATTGGGTCAGTTAGCTGGACTAAGCAAGCGAGCTAAGAGTGAGTATGTACAGCTGGAAGCGAGTAAGGATTTACTTGACAGGGCAGGATTCAAGCCCGTAGATAGAAGTCAAGTACAGGTGGCTGGTGACATTCGTGTCAGTATAGACCTGTCGTAACAGTGGTAGGGGGTCAAAAACTGCAACCACTCTGTTGCAATAGGTCTAACCCCAGCATTTTTCTTTAGAAAGGTTCGATATGGAAAAGAAAGAAAGCAGTTCGATAGAGATGGGAAACATTGAGTTTCATCATGCATTAATGAGTGAAGATAATTATGACCCTATTGTAGCGTTAGGTTTTAATCCTAGTGTAGCGCATCACATTCCTGACAGTGAGGCTATAAATTTTTTATACGATGACAATAAGAAAGTAATGGCTGGTATGTATGTACCTGACACTCTTAACTATGGGAATGTATCTCAGGCTTTTGCTGATGCTCAGGAGGCGGCTGGTGGTCCAGTGACTGTTGAGTCTGGTGAAGATTTAGTTATGACATTTGGTTCGTTTGCGAATAAGAGTGCGGTTTGGAATCATGAGTTTAGACACAGGGGTTTAAGGATATTGCGTCAGGAGTATAGTGACGATGAAATAATGGAGCGTGTTCCTCTTAGTTTTATGGAAAGATTGAGGGACTTTGCTGGTCGTAGTATTAATAAGACTAAGGTTATGGAGGGTTTGTTAGACTCTATGAGTAAGCCTGATGGTCAAGAGTGGTTAATGGCAGCTTATGATGACTTTGATAATGTAGGTTCTGGTGTTATTGATGAGAGCAAGTTATTAACTCCTGACCAAGTTACAGAGTTTATGGATGCTTTGAACTCACTAGCGAACGACCACTTAGAAAGAATACAAAAAGAAAAGTATGAAACAAATCTTAGGAAAAGGGGATTAGATAGTGAGCCTGTTTTTAACCCTACTAATCGTGCAGGTAGTGGTGGCATTAGTAGTACATTCATAGATACTGAGGAGTCTATGCTTCAATGAGTTTTATAAGTACGATTAAGAGTGAGGACTTAGATATACTTCGTAGGATAGTTAAGAAGGTAAATTTTGTTCACTTTCCTAAAGATTTTGTAACGGATTACGAGGCTGACAAGTTTATTGATACGCTTGCTCCAGCGACTGTAGAGAGGTTGTTGAAGGTTGGTGTTGATAGTAAGGTAGCTGATAGGTAATGGTTGATTTTAAATACAAGCCTGACGGTGAGACTTTAAAAGCTTTTATGAAAGACGATACATTTTTTCGTGGCATAAGGGGGCCAGTTGGTTCTGGTAAATCTGTTGGGTGTTGTGTTGAGGTATTTCGTAGAGCCTTGGGTCAAGAGAAGGGTAAGGATGGTAAGCGTAAGAGTCGCTGGGCTATTATTCGTAATACCAATCCACAGCTGCGAACTACTACTATTAAGACTTGGTTAGATTGGTTTCCAGAGAATGAGTGGGGTAAGTTTAATTGGTCTGTTCCTTATACTCATAGAATACTAAAGGGTGACTTAGACCTTGAGGTTATTTTTTTAGCCCTTGATAGGCCAGAGGATGTAAAGAAACTGTTGTCTTTAGAGGTAACAGGTATTTGGATTAACGAGGCTAGAGAGTTAGGTAAGAGTATTATTGATGCCTGTACTATGAGAACAGGTCGTTTTCCTTCAATGCGAGATGGTGGTCCTACTTGGTCAGGCGTAATAGCAGATACTAACGCACCAGAGGAAGACCATTGGTGGCCTATTATGTCTGGTGAGGTTCCTATTCCAGACCATATTCCTCGAGAGCAAGCGAAGATGTTGGTTAAACCTACAAACTGGAGGTTCTATACTCAGCCCTCTGGTATGGTTGAGGTTAAGGATGAGGATGGGGAGATTGATAAGTATAGCCCCAATAAGAAAGCTGAGAACGTAAAGAATATGTTAGACAGCTATTACCCTAATCTTATACAAGGTAAGACAAAGAGTTGGATAGATGTCTATGTAATGAATAGACTTGGTAGTATTCAAGACGGAAAGCCTGTATATTCTATGTTTGTTACTGATACACACGTTGCTAAAGAAGAAATCCCAGTTGCTGCTTCATTGCCCTTATACGTTGGTATAGACTTTGGGCTAACACCAGCAGCAGTATTAGGTCAAAAGGTACGCGGCAGATGGCTAATACAGTCAGAAATTGTAGCCATTGATATGGGCATTGTTAGATTTGCAGAGGTACTAAGAGAGGAACTAGCTACACGATTCCCTGACTGCCCTGATGTTCTTATCTTTGGTGACCCTGCTGGAGACTTCAGAGCGCAGACAGATGAATCAACACCCTTCCACATACTAAGGGGCGCAGGGCTAAGAGCATTACCAGCACCAAGTAACTCTGTAGACCTTAGACTCGAGGCGGTGTCCTCACAGTTAAATAAAATGTCCGAAGGTAAGCCTGCTTTTCTCATTGATAGGCGGTGTTCATCCCTCATAAAAGGCTTTGAGGGAGGATACTCCTACCGCAGAATGGAAGTATCGGGCGAACGATACACAGATAAACCTGATAAGAATATGTATTCACACATACATGACGCACTACAATACCTATTACTAGGGGCTGGAGAGGGCAGAAACCTTATAAGTAACCAGAAACCAGCTCAAGCTACAGTTGTACAACGCAACTTTGATGTATTTGCACGTACTAATAAGCCACGAAGACGACAAGGATTATGGGCTAGAATGTAATTGTGAGTTGCAAAAAATTTTTTTCTGTGCTTACACAGTAAGCAAGAAACACAAAGGAGTATATTATGTGCCTGCCAAAACCTAAAAGAGACCCAGCTATTGATGAACTTGCCAAGCTTCAAAAAGCGCAAGTTGCAGAGCAAGAAGCTGCAATAGCTGCTGATATTACCGAAGAAAAGCAAGAAGACAAAGATTTAGCTATTACCGAAAGACAGGGTATGAAAATGCGTAGACGAGGCGGTGGCCGAGGTAGACGTAGAACTATGCTTGCTGGTGGTCAAGGCTATGAAGGTAGATTTGGTACAGGTAGGTTTGGTTAATGGATAATACCAGTAACTATGGTGACGACCCAGTTGCCAAAAAATATATGGAACGATATGAAAAGGCTAAAAGTTTAAGAGAAAACTTTGTGCCTTTATTCGAGGAATGTTACGAATACGCTTTACCCATGAGGGAATCGTTTTACCATGAGCATGTTGGTCAAAGACGCGATGATAAGATATTCGATGAAACTGCTGTGGTGGGTGTACAGGAGTTCGCTTCTCGTTTGCAGTCTGGTATTGTTCCCAATTTTGCTAGGTGGGCTGACCTTGTGGCTGGTTCTGAAGTACCTAAAGGAGAGCGTGACCCAATTAACAACGACCTCGATGAGGTAACAGAGTATGTATTTGAGATAATACAAAACTCTAATTTTTCCCAAGAAGTGCATGAGTCTTTTATGGATTTAGCTGTAGGTACTGGTGTATTGGTAGTAGAAGAGGGTGACTCTTTAAATCCTGTAGTGTTTAGTGCAGTACCTTTACCCCATGTAATACTAGATACTGGCCCTGATGATAAGATTGACCATGTGTTTAGGGAAAGAAAGAAGATACGCTTCGACCAAATACCTATATTATACCCTAATTCTTCTATGCCTCCTAAGATTACAAACATGATTGCTAGTGATGGCAGTAAAACAACAACACTTTTGGAGATTGTGTGCAGAGATTATGCATCTAAAAATGAAGAATCCTACTTACATTACGCTATATGTATGACAACAAAGTGTGTTGTGTTCTATAATAAGATGCAAGGTGTAGGTTCTAATCCGTTTATTTGTTTCCGTTGGTCTAAATGTGCTGGTGAAGTATATGGTCGTGGCCCACTAATGAACGCCCTTAGTGCAATTAAAACTACTAACCTTACTATCGAGCTTATCTTAGAGAACGCACAGATGTCTATTTCTGGTATCTATCAAATGGAAGATGATGGCGTAGTAAACGTAGATACTATCCAGCTAGTCCCAGGCAGTATAATACCAAAGGGTATTGGCTCTGCTGGATTGCAGCCAATACAAGCTGCTGGTAACTTTGATGTTGCACAGTTGGTACTTAGTGACATGAGATTAAATATTAAACGTGCATTATATAATGATATGCTAGGTAATCCCGATAGAACACCAGCTTCTGCTACTGAAGTTGCAGAAAGAATGGCTGATTTATCGCGTAGAATGGGGTCTGCATTTGGTAGATTACAGGCAGAATTAGTACAACCAGTGCTACAAAGACTAATATATATCCTTAAAAAGCAGGGTAGAATAGAAATACCTGTTGTAAATGGCAGAGAAGTTAAGGTTAAATCAATATCACCATTAGCTCAAGCGCAGGCAAATCAAGATATAAGTTCTGTATCTAGGTTCTTAGAGTTAGTTGGTGGTGTATTTGGCCCCGAAATGCTTAATATGTTAATCGATGGTGAGGAGACTGCGGTACATTTAGCTAAGAAGTTTGGTGTACCTGACGCATTAATACGAGATGAAGAGCAACGTAGGCAGATAGCTGAAGCTGCTCAACAGATGGCAGCAATGCAACAACAGCAGGCTCAACCACAACAACAGGAAGAAATGGTTGCCCAGTAAAGTTAATATTGGAATAGATGGATTCCAAAGAGATGCTACAAAAGATAAAGAGGTAAGCAAAAATATAGCTTCCTTGCTAGAGACTCCTGCTGGTAAGGAAGTTTTAAAGTATTTACGCTCTATAACTATAGAGATGGTAAATGGCCCGAATGTTACAACTGAGGAATTGCGTCATTTGGAAGGTCAGAGATATATAGTTGGTCTTTTAGAGAGGCGTATACAACACGCGCATAGGAAAAATCAATGAATGAAACACTTATAGATACATCGACAGAAGAAGTTGCTGAAACAACAGAAGCAACAGAAGCAGTAGAAACTCCTGATAGACCAGAATGGTTGCCTGAGAAATACAAAACAGGTGAGGATTTAGCTAAAGCTTATAAAGAACTTGAGTCTAAACTAGGTAACAAGGACGAATCTTTACGCAAAGAAATAGAAGAAGAACTAAACGTAAAGCGTTATGAAAATCGTCCAGAGAATAAAGGTGATTATAAATTACCAGAAGGAATAGATGAAGGTGAAGCAGTAGAGAGTGAGTTACTGCAATGGTGGGCTGAACATTCTTTTGATAATGGTTATGGTCAAGAAATGTTTGAAGCTGGTATCCAAAAATATATGGATGCTATTAGTGGTGATGACATTAATATTGATGATGAGATGATTAAACTTGGTGACCAAGCATTAGATAGAACAACTGCTGCTAGTGCATTTGCTAATAAATTTTTTCCAAAAGAAGTTATGTCAGCAATAGAGCGTATGGCAGAAACTCATGAAGGTATTGTTGCAATAGAACATATAATGGAAAGCATGAAGTCTCCGTCATTAAATCAAGGAGCAGACCCTGTTGATACTATAGATGAGTCTGATTTAAGAACTATGATGCTCGATGACAGGTATCACAATCCAACTAAACGTGACCCTGCATATGTAAAATCTATCGAAGATGGATTTAAAAAGTTATATGGAACCTAATGTTATCATGAAGCAGGGGCGGTTAAAGCTAGTCCCTGCTGAAAAGAAACATATTATACCCCTAGCTGAAACACTTAGTGAAGAAAATATATTTGAACTGTCATTGTTTGACAGAACTCCTATAGATTTTTTTATGGAATTTGTAGAAAAAGACGATGTTTATGTTGTTGAAAAGGATTATGTGCCTCTTGCAATTACAGGTGTAGAGGCTGATGGCCCACAAACAGGGTTAATGTGGGCAATGTTTGCAAAAGATATGCAGAAAAATTGGTATAGTTTTTTAAAAGCTTCACCTAATCTCGTAGAATTTATGCATGGTAATTATTATAAGCTTAATATGAACATATTAGAATCTAATGAACGCATAATAAAGTGGGCATTATGGCTAGGATTTAAGGCAGATGCAGTCATAAAAGGAGAAAATGTGGATTATGTGCATTTTGTGCGTTGCAATTTGTTGAAAAAAAATGTTTACAATTTAGCATCACGGCCTGTGATACATTGAGTAGCCCTTCTGGATACCTACATTGACTATGTGAAGCAGATACCCAAGATACAAAATAGTGCAACTTTAATTGAAAAGGAAAGTCGTAATGGCAAATTCAATCGACACAGCCTTCATCAAGCAGTTCGAGTCCGATGTGCATTTAGCGTATCAGCGTATGGGTTCTAAACTGCGTAACACAGTTAGGTCTACCAATGTAACTGGTAGCGTAGCTAGGTTCCAAAAAATTGGTTCTGGTGAAGCATCAACTAAATCTCGTAACGGTATGGTTACTCCTATGGAGCTAGCGCACACAACCGTTGAAGCAACAATGGCTGACTACTATGCCGCTGAATACATTGATAAACTCGATGAGTTAAAAATAAATATCAATGAGCGTCAAGCAGTAGCGCAATCTGCAGCAGCGGCTCTTGGTCGTAAGACAGATGCAATAATTGTTGCGGCCCTAGATGCTGGTGCAAATAGTACACAAATCCATGACACAAGTTCTGCTGTAGAAAAAGCTGACTTGCTTTCATTGTTTGAAACTATGGGCGCAGCAGAAGTACCAGAAGATGGTCAAAGATATTTAGCAATGCACCCTAAAGGTTTTGCTGATTTATTCTTAATCACAGAGTTTGCATCATCAGACTTTGTTGGTGACCAAAATCTACCATTTGCTGGTGGCATGACAATGAAGAAGTTTTTAGGCTTTAATGTATTCTCAACAGCAGCAATAGCTGGTGGTAAGAATATGGCTTACCATACTTCAGCTATTGGTCTTGGTATCAACGCTGATGTTTCTACAGAGGTAAACTATATCCCTGAGAAAGCTTCTCATCTCACCACTTCAATGATGTCAATGGGGTCTGTTGCAATAGACGACAATGGTATCTACGAAGTTCTTGACAATAACGGATAATAAAGGAAGGACTTTAAAATGGCTTATGCGGCAAG